GAGGTGTAATAGGCCTCGGAGGACTAACCGGGAACCTTGATATACAAGGGTTGAAATGTCTTAATTTCGTCGCCGGAAGTCGTCTTATGACAACGAGTATCGGAACTGCGCACATTTTGCGAGTTACCGATGCTGAATTTAATAATGTCACGTCAAGGGGGCCGTACTACGCTTCCAACTCTACAAAAGAATATTCAAAATTCTGGTCCCATTTTTCTTCAATCGGTAATAGGGATTTCCTGATTGATTACGAACGTGGACTTGTTGAGTGGAATAGCTCGCAATCTTACCCAACATTAAGTGCCACACTACCGGATGGTGTTACGAATTGGTCATGGAAAATAGCCCCTCCTACTGTATCTGGATACGCATCATTGGGGCAGTATCTTGATTCACCGCGTATAGCCAAGATCAATTCGCTGGCTGATGGCGCACGTACCTTCGCGCTTCAGTTGTGTATTTCCGATGCGCTATCTTGGACCAAGCGTGATGTGTCCATGCGAGTGGTCTACAAAGACGTAAACGGAGACATGGTAACGCTGGATACCTTGGACTACGCCGCTGGCGCATTAACCTCATCTAGCGAAACGTGGAGCCAAGAGTCAGGCGGGAAGGTCACTTATTCAGACGGCGGCACGCTGTATCACAATAAGTTCAAACTGGAGGTCAGTACGCCCAGCGGCAAGAACTTGCCAGCAGGCGCTGAAGTCGGCGTGTATTTCCGAGTTCACAACACCGTCGCAAACAGTACGCAATATTTGTTCGTTGATCCTGACGTGAGCATTGCGTAATGTCCTCAGCAATCTACATTCCGGCGTTTCCTACCTTCGCTGGAACAATGATCCTTCCAACGACTCGCGGGCCAATGACGCCGAATCACGGCGTTGTGCTGTCCCGTGGTAGCCTCGCAACCGACAGCATCGGCAACACCACCGTCACCTTCCAAGGCATCAACGCCAACAGTGAAATCCGGGTGTATTTGCCGGACGGCACTGAAGCTGCGGGCGTCGAACTGTGCGATGCGAACCATGTGCTGACCTGGGGTGTGTACTCGCCTGGCTCAGCCAACAACACGGTGCGCGTGGTTGTCGTGCATCCCGATTACAAGATCAAAGAGTTCAATTACACAGCGGGATTGGGCAGTGCCTCGTTGCCGATCCAGCAAGAAGCAGACAAGTGGTATTCAAATCCCGCATAAGGAACAGACATGGCGAAAATTACCGATCCAGATAGCCTGACCTACTCTGTCAACAGCGCAACCAATATGCTGCGCATCGACACCACGGCAAAGACCATTCAGCTCGTCGCTGGCGGTGCGTTGGTTGCCAAAGATGGCGTGACCGGGCAATGCCTGTTCTCGAAGATCAAGGAGATCATCAAGGCGTCGAGCGTGCTGATCTCGGTGCCGCTCCCGATACGGGAGATGATCCACGATGAGTCGATGGAACTGGTCAACGGGTGGACGTTTGCCGACACCACGACTTTGAAGATGATCCGGGATTGCGGCGTGGCCTATATCTCCGCGACAGCACCTTACCGCGCTACGGCGATGTTCGCCTGCTTCGTGTCTCTGGGTGCGATCCCGGCTGCTGTAGCTGATGCCAGCATCTACTTCACTCAGTCCAGCGCGACCAACGCAAGCACATCGACCTTCACCCACGTCAACAAGGACACCACGTTCGGCGTCAATGAACTGGTGCAGATTTACAGTGACACCAACGGCGACGGAACAGCAGATTACGACTACCGTTCCTACGCCAAGATGTTCCTGCGGGCGGCGGGTTACACCTACGACGAAGCCAGCAGTATCGACATTGGCTACCCGGCACTGACCTACAAGAAGTACAACTTCCCGGTCACGTGTTCAGTCGATGCGGGCGTTACCAAGGACGACACCACGGTCGATGCCTACACCGGCATGTCGATCACCTGGGGCGCGACGACTGGGGTGTATCTGGGTGCAAATGGCCCGTATGCCTTCCACGTCACGGTCAACGGCAACACCCACACGCACGATGAGATTTACTCCTGGGTGCAGCGCCAGTTACGCCTGGCTTCTGATATTGATGCAGCAGCAGGTACGGCACGAAACGGCAACGTAGCCGCAGCCCTAGTATTCATGGACGGTGCAACGCTGAAGACCAAGTTGCAGGATGTGGGCGGTGTCCACGTCAGCAACATCGCTGCATCCAGCTACAACTTCATCAAGGAAGCAGATGACACTGGCACCTATCGCAACTACCCGCTGTCCGTGTCGGTTGTCTGCGAATTTGACAGCTACCTGCAAGGAGATGTGGATTCGTTTTTCTGGATTTTCAAAACATCAGATTACGGTACACCAAGCGCAACACCTATTCTAGATTCCTCTTCGGTGGAGATGAAGGGGGATGTTCCTGACTCCCTTCCTGCCTCGTTTGCCTACAACCACACGGTTGACGTTCCCCTGACCGGCATTGCCCTCGGCAAGTCTGGTGCGAAGATTGCATTGGCAACTGGCTCGATCACTGCGGCGGGCGCAAAACTGGTCTTCGTTGCGGGCCTGGAACGCTGGTATGTGAATCCCTAAGCCATGAGCTACTCGTTCAACGGGTCAACCAAGCGGATCACGCTGACCAGCGTTACGTCGCTGTCGCTGCCTGATCTGTATTCCCGCTACAAAGAATGGCTGCTGGCGGGTAACTCGTCTTCCTTGCCGGCATTCGGCACGGTCGGCGGTGACATCCCCGCGATTCCGCTCTACCTGTTCCTGCTCAATGGCTGGCGCATTGTGCCAATGTCTTCAGATCACACGATCACCGTGGTCGATGGCATCCTGGAAGTGGATGGCGGCGGCGATCCGTTCGTCGATCCAGCGGGCGATTATGCGATCCGCATCAACCGGCAAACTCCCGGGATTGCGATTGGCTACAGCACCAGCGGCGGAACGGCACCATCGGCTTCTGAAGTTGCCGATGCAGTGTGGGCGCAATCTACTGGCGCTGCCGTCGCAACGCGCATGGCTGAAGCATGGGGCCGGCTCGGACTTGATCCCAGCAAGCCGCTGATCTCCGGTCAGACCGAAATCAGCTTCGGCTCGATTGTCATGGCGTTGACCGGAAATGAAACCAGCAGCACGTTGACCAGACAATGAACGCGCTATCACTGGCAAAATTGGGCATCGGCTTCGGTGCGCTGGCGGTTGCGAGTATTGGGCTGCTTTCGTCAGAACAAATAGATTCGGTGCAGATCAACATGCGGATCCAGCGCGTGCAGACCATCGAAGCGAAACGTCCTTATCGTGCACGTGGCATATCTACCGGCCGGCATGATCTGGCGGCGCGCCTGGGCTGGAAAAATCCACGCCCCTGATCCATAGGCTAATTCCTTGCCTACAAATTGCCCCAGCAGCCTGCCAATCTGGCAAGCATGGACTTCTCGGTCGACCTCCCAAACTACTACGCTGATTTCGGCACCGCTGCCACCCACACCGCAGCGGTAGGCGGCGCGGTCACCGCCGGCCAGGTCATCCTCGACCAGCCCGGACAGACCCTCATCGGCGGTGAAATCCTCGCCACCGACTACAGCCTGCGCTACCCCGCCGCCACGTTCCCCGCCGTCAAACGCGGCGATACCTTCCTGGTCGGCGGCATCACCTACACCGCCCGCGAGGCCGCGCAGCCGCTGCTCGACGGCCTTGAGCACATCGTCCCGTTGAGCCGGTAACCAGCCATGGCCGCCAGCGTCGTCGAACTTATCCTGGCCCGCGTTGCAGCCGTGCTGCTGGCCGGCAGCACCGCCGCCGGATCGCGCGTTTATCGCGCCCGCGATGACGCATTCGCGGACGATGAATTGCCGGCCATTGTTATCCGCCGTGGCGCGACCGATGGCGAGGTCATCGGTGAAGCCGGCGAGCGCGTTCGGCTGGAGTTCACGCTGGCATTCCACGTTGCCGGTAGCGAGACCGCCGCCGATGCCCTGCACGTGGCCGCGCATGCGCTGTTACTGGCCGATGCCACCCTTGCCAGCCGTGGCCGTGGCCTGCGCTGCCTGGGCACGGAGATCCAGACCGATGCGGCCGATCAGCCCGTCGCCAAGCTCACCGCCCGTTACCAGATGCAAGTTTTCATTCGCCCCGGCGACCTCACCCGCGCCATCAACTAGGAGATCACCATGATCAATTTCGGCTCCGGCAAACTGATCGCCGTTCCCACCAACCTGAGCGATGGCAGCGTCATCGCCAACCCAACCCCGGTCATCCTGGGCAGCATGCAGGATGTCTCGATCGATGTTTCGGTCGACATCAAAACCCTGTACGGCTCCAAGCGTTACCCCATCGCAGTCGGACAAGGTAAAGGCAAGATCGAAATCAAGGCCAAGCATGCCGAGATTGATGGCGGCGTGCTGGGCAGCTTGTTCTACGGCAAGGCCAGCACGGCAGGCATCAAGGCTGCTGTGTTCGACTCTGCCGCCACCGTCCCGGCAACGCCGTTTACCATCACCGTCACGCCGCCGAGTTCTGGCACGTTTGTGACCGACCTTGGTGTCGTCAATGCCACGACAGGCGCACAACTGACTCGTGTTGCCAGTGCACCCGCAACGGGGCAATACACGGTATCTGGCGCCGGCGCCTATGTGTTCGCTGCTGCCGATACGGCCAAGCCGATGCTGATCAGCTACGAATACAGCGTCGCTACCGGCGGCAGCCTGTGGACCATGACCAATGACCTGATGGGTTCCACCCCGTCATTCTCGTTGTTGCTGCAAAACAGCTATGACAGCAAGACCATGGTGTGCAAGCTCAACCGCTGCGTGTCTGGCAAGTTGAGCCTGCCGCTTAAATCCGACGACTTCGCGGTCTACGATTTCAACGCAGAGGCATTCTCGGACGCCGCCGGCTCGCTCGGCTATATCTGCTTGTTCTAAGCATGAGCGCCCTGGTCATCAGCCCGCTGGCTGGTGCCGGTCGGTTCACCCGGCTGGCCGCCGTCGTGCGCGGCCTCGTTTCACGCCGGGCGCTGTTGCGCCTGGCTGGCGTCGAGACGGTGGTGCTGGCGGGTCGGGTCTATGCCGTGCGCGCCGTGCCGCTGGGCGTGGCACGCGATCTGGTGCCGGCGATCGTGCGGTGTTCGCGCGCGTTTGCAGCGTGGGAGATTGGCGAGCCGCTTTTCGATGACTTGATCCAGGTGCTGGCGCTTGGCCTCAATGTGCCGTCAGCACGCATCGAGTCGCTGCCAGTCTCGCTTCTCGACCTGGCGCCGGTGGTGGAGCGCATCGCGCGGGTTAACGGTCTGCCGGTGGTGGAGGCTGGCCGGCCCGACATGGGAAAGCTGCTGGCAGCACTGACACAGACTGGGATGAACTCTATGCCTGGATCGTCAGCGCCACCGGCTGGACGTGGGAGCACATAGACCGATGCGTCACGCTGCCCCAGTTGGATGCACTGTCCCGGTTCTGGAGCGTAGTCCCGCCGCCCGCCATCCAGCTCAAGCGCATTGCGCTGGCGCTGGGACTGGCGGACGCGAAACCCGCGCCCACCCGCGCAGAGAAGCCCGCCGATGCGTTGAAAGAAGCCATGGCCGCCGGGATTCCGGTGATAGAAGGCCGGCCAGATGATCCCATGCTCGATCTGATCGGACTGTAATGGCCGAAAATCAACCCAAAATCATCCTGGATGGCGATATCTCGCCGCTTCGCCAGAAACTGCGCGAAGCCGGCCGCGATCTCCAGCAATTTGGTGCGGAAGGAAAAAGCGCCGTCGAAGGCATCGGCGGCCCGCTGAAAGCCCTGCAAGACAAGTTCATCGCAGTCGGCGCGGTGCTGGCTGGTGGCGCGGTATTCAAGGCCGCCGTGCAGGAAGCGGCGAACTTCACCGAAGAATCCCTAAAGCTGGGCAATGCGCTTGGCATTTCGGCCACTGAGGCTAGCACGTTCATTGCTGCGCTGGCCGACATCGATGTCAGCCAGGAAGAATTTGTCGGCGCCGCCAAGGGGATGCTGAAGGAACTCAAAAACAATGAAGCCGGCTTGCAGGCAATGGGCCTGAAGACCCGCGATGCCGCCGGAAACCTGCGCCCACTGAATGATCTTCTGGTTGATGGCATAGATATCGTCAACGGCTATAAGGCCGGCACAGATCGCGCCATCGCCGGCGTGGCCATGTTTGGAAAAAGTTTCGATATCAACGGCAATTTGATCAAGCTCAACAGCGAGACGCTGAAAGAGAACCAGGCGTTGCAGGAAAGCCTGGGCGCGCTGGTCGGGCAGGAAAACGTCGAAGCCTTCAAGGCGTATGACCAGGCCATGGATCAGAGCACCCTGACCATGAAGGCCGCGCAAACGACGGTCGGCAATGCCCTGATGCCGGCATTGACCAAGCTGGCGGAATGGTTTGTCAGCATCGGCCCAGGCGCCATCGTGGTCATCAAGGGCGCCATCGGCGGCCTGATCGCCGCATTCTGGGCGCTGAAAAATGGCGTTACAGTCGTATGGGAAACCATCAACGCCATGGTGGTCACGGTCGCTGAACCGCTGCGCGCCCTGGCCGCTGCGCTGTTCAAGATCGGCACCGGAGATTTCAAAGGCGCATGGGCTGAATTCGGCAAGGCTGGCCAGACCATGACCAACGCCTGGAAGGGCGCGCTGCGCGAGATGGAAACCTCAAGCCGCGAAACGCGCGACAAAATCTACAACCTGTTCGCCAAAGGCACGGCCATCGGCGATCCCTCCGGCGCTGGAAAGAGCGCGCGCGATCTGGTCAAGGAGGGAGGAAAGACCAAAAAAGCGAAAACCACCGACAAAGGCATGACCGATGCCGAGTGGGAAATGGAAGTCATGGCATGGGAAGCGCGCACCGCCACCGCGCTGGCCAATGAACGCGCCGCCGCAGAAGAGGCCGCCTATGACCGCGCTGTAAAGGCGGCGGAAGAATGGGAGGCGGATACCAGCCGCGCCAATGCCGCCGTGGCTGCCAGCACGCGCAAGAGCGCAGAGCAGCGTCTGCAAATCGAACTGCTACGCGCCGATGGCGTGCGCGATGCCGACATGGCGCGAATCGACGACCTGGCGATGTTGGCACAAATGGAGCTGGATGCCGGCCAGATCACGCAGGCGGAATACCTCGCCCGCCTGGAACAGTTCAACCTCGCCCGCCTGGCCACTGAACAGGTTTACCTCGACCGCAAGCGCGAGATCAGCCTGCAAGACCCGGAACAGAACCCGGTCGAACTCGAACGCATCGAACTCGAAAAAGCCGAAATCCGCCGCCGCTATGCCACGCAGGGGCTGGAAATCCAGCGCCAGCAGGCGATCGAATCGCGCAGCATTTGGGCCAGCCTGGGCGACAGTATCAATGGCCTGTGGGACAAGGGCATGCAGGCGCTGCTGAACGGCACCCTGACCTGGCGCAACGGCCTGCGCGCGATCGGCGCCGAAGTGGCGAACTGGTTTGCCACGCAAGTGGTGGGTAGTCAGATCAAGGCATGGCTGGCGGGCCATGCCAGGATGTTGGCCGTCAAGCTCGGCTTCGTTGCGCAAGAGAAAGCGATCCAGATTGCCGGTTCTGCCTCTACTGTCGGCATCAAAACGGCAGAAACCACCGCCGTCGCAGGCGCCAATGCCGTCCAGGCCGGCACCGGCGCGGCGGCCTCGCAAGCCAGCATTCCAATCGTCGGCCCCATCCTCGCCCTCGCCGCCATGGCCGCGATCTTCGCCGCTGTCTCCGCCATGGGCAAACGCAAGAGCGCGATGGGCGGCTATGACATCCCGCGCGGCCTCAACCCCATGGTGCAGACGCATGAGGAAGAAATGATCCTGCCCAAGCAGTACGCCAACGTCATCCGTGGCCTGGCGGGTGGGCAGAGTGAGGGCGGCGAAAGCGCCAGCATCCAGCCGCTGGTCGTCAACATCAGCGCCACCGATTCGCGCAGTGTGCGCGATCTGTTCCTGAATAACCAGGAAGCCCTGGTCAACGCCCTGCGCAACGCGCACCGCAACGGGATGAGATAAATGAGTAACAGCGTTTTCCCGGTTCTGCCCGGCCTCAAATGGAACATCAAGCGCACTTCAACGTGGAAGACGTTGAGCGCCGAATCCGCATCAGGCAAGGAAATGAGCGTCGCGCTGATGACTTATCCGCTGCGCAAGTACAGCCTATCCTATGAAGTGCTGCGCGCGGGCGCCGAGGCCGAACTGCAAACGCTGGAAGCCTTCTTCAACGCGTGCTATGGGAGTCACGACACCTTCTTGTATAGCGACCCGGACGACAATGCCGTCACCGATCAAAACTTCGGCACCGGCAACGGCTCGAACATGACGTTCTACCTGGCCCGCACGCGCGGCAGCTTCACTGAGCCAGTACAGTCGTCCAACGGTACGCCCACCATCAAGGTGAATGGTGTGACCAAGACGCCAGGCACCGACTACAGCATCAGCGCCGCCGGCGCTGTGGTGTTCACCACCGCCCCCGCCAGCGGCGCGGCGCTGACCTGGACAGGCAGCTATTACTGGCGCTGTAAGTTCAAGCAGGACGCCGCCGAGTTCGACCAGTTCCTGGCTGACCTGTGGCAGTTGCAGCGCCTGGAATTCAGGACGGTGAAGCAATGAAAACCGCCAACATTGCCCTGATCAACCTGTTATCGACTGCGCGCGAATTCTGGCTGTGCGATCTCTATACCATCACGCTGGTCGATGGCACGATCCTGCGCTACACCTCGGCGGATGTCGATGTCGTCGACGGCGGGCGGGTCTTTCTGCATACCGGGCCGATGATCAAGCGCAGCCTGACCCGCATCGCGCTCGGCACCGCAGTGGATGCGCTCGACCTCACCCTGTCGGCGCAGGCGGATACCATGCTATCCGGGCTGCCCTGGCTGCAGGCGATCATCAACGGCGCGCTGGATGGCGCCACGGTTGACCTGGAGCGCGGCTTCGCGTCGCTGCCTGATCTGCGCGTGGTGACGAATCTGCTGAAATACTCTGAGCAATTCGACAACACAATTTGGGTGAAAGGCAGCAGCACGATCAACGCCAATGCAGCCGTCGCGCCAAATGGAGAAAGTTCAGCCGACCAGATATCCGGTGTATCAAACGACCGGCCGCAGCAGTCTGTGAGTGGACTGACTATAGGCGCCCTCTATACCGCCAGCGTTTACGCAAAAAAAGGAACATCCAATTTTTTGCGTATGCGCCTCAACAACGTAGCCGCCTGGTTCAACCTCGCCGCTGGCACCGCTGGAGCGGCATACACCGATGCGGCCGGCATTGAATCAGTTGGTAGCGGTTGGTATCGGTGCTGGGTAAAAGAAACTGTCGATCAGGTCAATGAATTCGTCGAAGCATCTCCAGTCGCCGCAGACGGTAATTCAAACGCATCGGGAAATATCTATCTCTGGGGCGCCCAGCTAAACATTGGCCCCATGGAAAGATACATAAAAACCGAATCCACTGCCGTGGTGCAGGGCGGCCTGGTCGGCACGGTGCTGCTGTTTTCCGGCCGCGTTTCCGATACCACCACCGACTCGCTCAATGCCCGCGTGATCGTGCGCTCGCACATGGAGCTGCTCAATACGCCGCTGCCGCGCAATCTGTATCAGCCGCCCTGCGGTTTCAGCCTGTACGACAGCGGCTGTGGCGTGTCGCGCGCAGCCTTCGGCGTGAATTCCAGCGTCGCCAGCGGCAGCACCCGGCAGACGATCAACTGCGCCCTGGCTCAGGTCAGCGGCTGGTTTGCCATTGGCGAACTGGTGTTCACCTCCGGCGCCAATCTGGGCGTGCGGCGCACGATCAAGATCGCCGCTGTCGGCGTGGTCAATCTGGCTTACCCGCTGCCGAAGGCCGTGGCGATAGGCGATACCTTCACGATCTACCCCGGCTGCGACAAGCGCCTGACCACCTGCAATACCAAGTTCAGCAATGCCGCGCGTTTTCGGGGCACTCCGTTTGTGCCCGTACCCGAGACAAGCCTGTGACCCCGCAACAACACGCCGTCATCGATGCTGCCACGCGCTGGTTGCGCACGCCGTGGCACCACCGCGCCCGGCTGCATGGCGCTGGCGTGGATTGCGCGCAGTTGCTGATCGCGGTGTATGCCGAGGCGGGGCTGATCGATGAATTCGACACTGGCGAATATCCGCCGGACTGGATGCTGCATCGGGAAGAAGAACGCTTCCTCGAATTCATCAAGCGGCACGCCGTGCAGGTTGATACCCCGGCGCCTGGCGATGTGGTGATTTATCTGGTGGGCCACTGTTTCTCGCATGGCGGCGTCGTGATCGACTGGCCGACGATCATCCATGCCAGCAATCGGGATCGCATGGTATGTCTAGCCGATGGCACGCAAGGCTGGCTGGCGGATCGCGCCGCCACGTTCTGGCGAGTGAAAGGGATGGCAGTCACATGAGCTTCGGCAGCACTACGATCAGCACCTCCGAGCCGCGCCTGGGTGCGCTGACTTTCCAGAACAGCGCCTATGGCCTGCCCGTGCCGCTGTTCTGGGGCACCTCTCGCCTGACTGGCAACCTGATCTGGTACGGTGATTTCAAAGCCACCGCAAAAACCACCACAACATCAAGCGGCGGCAAGGGCGGCGGCGATGTCGAGTCTAAAAATACCAGCTATTCCTACGCCACCGCATTCATGCTTGGGCTGTGCGAGGGCGCGGTCAATTCAATCAGCACGGTTTGGAAGGACAAGGAAAAAACCACCTTCAGCGCCCTCGGCCTGACACTGCTTAGCGGCACCTTGCCGCAATCTGTATGGGGGCATCTGACCACCAACCACCCGGACGAAGCGATCAGCTATCCCGGCCTCGCCGTGGTGGCGCATTCCGCTTTTGCCCTTGGCGGCAGCGCCTATCTGCCGCAGATGTCGTTTGAAGTATCCGGCCCGCGTCAGTTCGGCAGCGGTATCGTTGACGCGCGCCCGGATGAGATCGTCACTGATCTGCTGACCCATGCACGCTATGGCGCCGGGTTTCCATCCGCGCGCCTGTCGTTGTCGGTCTATCGAACCTACACGCAGGCGGATGGGCTGTTTCTGTCGCCGATGCTCAATACCCAGCAAGCCGCCTCGCAGCACCTGGAGGAAATCCTGCAGGCCACCAACAGCGCCGCGCTGTGGTCGGAAGGGCTGCTCAAGTTGATTCCCTACGGCGACAGCACGGTGATCGGCAACGGCACCACCTATACCCCGGCAATCACGCCGCAATACGATCTGACCGACGACGACTTCATCGTCACCGGCGCGGAGCCGCCCATCGTGGTGCGCCGCAAGCCGAGCGCCGATGCCACCAACCAGTTCCAGGTCGAATATCGCAACCGCTCGAACGAGTACAACATCGACATCGCCGAGGCAAAAGACCTCGGCTGCATCAGCACCTATGGCCTGCGTTCCGCCGATCCGGTGCGCCTGCATGCCATCTGCGAAGGGGCTGTTGCCGACAAGGTGGTCAATACCCTGATGCAGCGCAAGCTGTACATTCGCAACGAGTATGAATTCCGCTTGAGTTGGCGCTTTTGCCTGCTCGAGCCGATGGATATCGTCACCCTCACGCATGCGCCGCTGGGGCTTTCGCTGTTCCAGGTGCGGATCATCGAAATCGAAGAGGATGAGGATGGCCTGCTGCGCGTGATCGCCGAAGAATTCCCATTCGGCGTGGCGACGCCGGCGGCCATACAGACGCAAACGCCCTCCGGCTATTCTGTGGACTTCAACGCCGCGCCGGGCAATGCAAATTCCCCGGTGATCTTTGAGCCGCCGCTGTCGCTATCCATGCAGCCGGAAGTGTGGCTGGCCACCAGCGGCGGCTCAAGCTGGGGCGGTTGTGAAGTGTGGGTCTCGCTCGACAATGACACCTATAAGCAGGCCGGTACGATCTCTGGACCCGCCAGGCACGGCACGCTCACCGCAATTCTCGCCAGCGGCACGGACCCGGACACCACCAACACCCTGGCAGTCGATTTGAGTGTTTCTTCCGGTCAGTTGGTCAGCGGCACACTGGTAGATCGGGATCTTTACACCACCCTGTGCTATGTCGACGGCGAACTCGTAAGCTACCAGACCGCCACGCTCACCGCGCTGCACAAGTACAGTTTGACCAGCCTGCGCCGTGGCGTGCATGGAACGCCGCTCGGCAGTCATGCCATTGGCAGCAAGTTTGCCCGGCTCGATCAGGCGGTTTTCCGCTTCGCCTATACACCGGACTACCTGGGCAAGACCATTTACATCAAGCTGCGCAGTTTCAACATCTACGGCACTGCAGCCCAAGAGCTGTCGGCAATCACCCCTACTACTTACGCCATCGTCGGACCGACAATAACAAACGTCACAGGTCTGGCCGGAGACCCTGGGTTTGTCGGGCAAGATGCCGCAATCAAGTGGGACCCAACGCCCGACGCGGTGAGCTATACGGTCCGGGTGTACGACACCGCCACCATGACCCTGCGCCGAACAGTCTCCGGCCTGAGCGATCCACGCTACATCTACCGATTTGCCGACAATAAAGGCGACGGCGGACCCTGGCGGTCGCTCACATTCACAGTGCAGGCGGTCTTCATTACCGGGCAGCTTTCGGCGCTCTCCAGCATTGCATTCACCAATCCGCAGATCGTTGCTCCGACCGGCGTCACCGTGACTGCCGGCGTGCAGACGCTGACCGTGCAGGCCAATGCGGCAACCGATACCGATTACAAGGGCACCGTGATCTATGTCGGGCTGACTGCCGGGTTTACGCCAGGCAGCGCAAATATCGTCTACAACGGGCCATCGTTCAAAACCTTCCAGGTCACCCAGGACGGCGGCGGCAACGTGCTGACCGGCAATACAACCTATTACCTCAAGCTGGCACATTACGACTACCTGACCTCGGACAGTGAGATCGCGGCAGCGGCCAACATCAACCTGGCCAGCGCATCAGGCACGCCGACCAAACAACCTTTTTCCGATCCGCCGCCCGCGCCGGATTCGCTGACCGTCACGCCACTGCTTTATGCCAACCAGCTCGACTGGACGCAGCCGGCCAGCGATGAGATCACCGAAACGGAAATATGGGGCGCAAACGCCAACGACTGGTCATCTTCCATCCTGCTGACACAAACGGCCGGCCTCAAGTGGACGCATACCTCGCTCGATCCGGGCCAGGCGTGGTGGTACTGGATACGCAGCGTCAACCCCTACGACAAACCGAGCGATACCTTTTTCCCTCCAGGCGTGACCGATGGCGTTTTTTCCGGCTCCGTCATGGGCCTGATGCAGGAAGACGGCACTTTTTTAACCACTTACTTCGGAGAACCCGACCTCATGCCTACCGATATCCAAACATTCAGCGCAAACGGAACCTTCACGAAACCCGCAAGCGGCACGTCTGTTGTCGTCGAGTTGTGGGGCGGTGGCGGTGGTGGTGGCGGTGCCAATGCCAGCGGATCGGGCGGCGGCGGCGCCGGCGGTCACTACATCAAACGGACATTCAGAATTGACGAACTCCCGGCAACCGTTGCAGTCACTATTGGCGCAGCGGGCGCGTCAGGCGCCACCGGCGTGCGCGGCGGCAATGGCGGGATAACAGAGTTCGGCAATTACTCGCAGGCCAATGGCGGCGGTGGCGGCGGTGCCTACACCCTAGACCCCGGCCGGGGCGGTGGGTCTGCGGCTGCGACTGGCGGTAGGGGTGGCCTTGCCGGGTCAGGCATTGCGGGCGGTGGTGGCGGCACGAACGGATCCATCTTTGGGGTCGGCGGCGTTGGGGATGCGGCAGGCACAACGCCCACTGCATCATTGCCCGGCCATGGCGGAACGGGCGTAAATTCTGGCGGCGGCGGCGGTGGGGCAAGTGCCACATACGCCGGCGATGGCGGCGATAGTACCAATGGCGGGGCAGGCGGCGGCGGCGGATCGACCACTGCCGACAAAGGCGGCAGTGGCGGCATCAGCGTATCAGGTGGCAATGGCGGCGAAGGCGGCTATGCCTCGTCGACCGGCACGCCCACTGCTGGCGGCTTCCCGGGTGGTGGCGGTGGCGGCGGTGGCGGTACTACACAGGCCGGTGCGGCAGGTGCGGCAGGTTATTGCCGCGTCTCGACCTATTGATCGAGAGTTCATCGTGACAAATCCAAACGAACTAGATCAATGCCGGAAAGAAGTTGATGAGGCAATCAGTCGGCTGCATGAAAAGGTGGATGGCTTTTCACTGCGCGAGGAACAAATCGAGGCTATTGCCGAGCGCGCCAGTGATCGTGCCGTCGAAAAAATGACGACTTACGTTTACCTGAATGTCGGCAAGGGCGTAGTGACAAAGGTATTCAAAATCATCGGAATTATCTTTCTCGGCTTGGCTGTTTCATTCCATGACAAATGGTTGCCGAAATGAAGCGGCTATTGAATGAGCTGGCAAAGCACCTGGTCAATGCCGGCGGCAATCTTGATCACTGGATCATTGCCGCCTTCCTGTCGCTTGTCATCACTTTGCTGGTCACATCGTTGATCCACGCGTCTGAAAACCATGACGCGCGGCTGGATGTGATGGAAGCGAAGATAAAAGCAATGCAGTTGTGCAAATGAACTATCCAACCTATGAATGGACGCACTGATGCGCATGTTGCCCACCATCAAAGATAGCCGAGGCCGCGAGAGTCATACCCTATTGTTTGTCGCGCTCGCCGCGCTGGTGCTGATCTACAAATTCGCCGTTGCCGGCCTGACGATTTATGGCCTGACTTTCCCGGCCATGAGTGCAACAGAATTCGGCATTGCCTTTGCTGCCGTTCTGGCGGTGTGGCTGAGCCGCGAATGGACAGATAAAACGGCGAGCAAATGAGATGCCGACAACCGCCCGCATCCTGATGCTGATCATGCCGACACTTAGGCATGACAGGGCTAGCGATTATCTGTTGCCGTTGCTGGCCGCCATGCAGCGCTACAACATCAACACGTCACAGCGCGCCGCTGCTTTCCTTGCCCAGCTCGCGCACGAATCCGGCGGGCTGGCGTACTGGGAAGAAATCGCCAGCGGGGCAGCCTATGAAGGTCGGGTTGACCTTGGCAATACTAGGACGGGCGACGGGCGACGGTACAAGGGCCGTGGTCCGATCCAGATCACCGGCCGCGCCAATTACCGCAAGGCCGGAGAAGAACTGGGTATTGACCTTGAACGCCATCCAGAAATAGCCGCAACAACCGATGTCGGCTTCCTGATCGCCGCCTGGTATTGGGCTGATCGCCGCCTCAACCAGTTGGCCGATGAGGATAGCGAGTCTGCCTATCGCAAGATCACCCGCCGCATCAATGGCGGATACAACGGATGGCAGGATCGGCTGACCTATTACAAACGCGCCCGCGCCGCCTATGGATTGGATGCACTATGATGCAAGATGCCTTGGATGAATTGATCCCGCCCGCCGCCCGCCGCTGGATCATTGCCACCATCCTGTTCATGCTGTCATTTGCCGCCGCAGTCTGGTGGTTCATGCGGCCTGTTCCTGTCATCGAGACCGCCGCACCGGAACAGCGCCAGTCAGATGGCTCGCTGATCCTTGAGCGCCAGCCGACCACGCCAACCGCGCAGCCGAAACAACAGACGCCGCGCCGCGCGAAAGTTGAACGCATCGCCCACGTCACCGTCCAGCCCGATGCGCCGCCACCCGCCGCCGGCAAACCCTGTCCGCCCGTCACCGTTGACCTCTCGTTGATCCGTGAGCCAGATGGTGGCCGCCGCATCCTGGCCAGCAGCCCGGACGGCGTAGTCGTCGGCGGCATCGATGTACCGGTCGAACAGATCATATTGCCGGCGCCGGCAAAACGATGGGCCGCCGGTTTGAGCTGGTCGCCGATTGATCGCACGTCAGGGATCTGGATAGAGCGCGACCTGATGATCCCGCTCGTCAACCTCGCCGTGCGTGTCGGCGTCGATCTCAACCAGGCGGTGCACACGTCTGCATCGGGGCTCGATCCGCGGATGCGGATCGGGATTGCGTTCTGATTCGCCGGCCATCGGTTCGATTCCGGCACGCGGAATCGAACGGTATCTGGATGTGCGCGGTCAGCTTTTGGTCAGCATTTTTCCGCCAGCCCAGCAGCAGCGCGTAATAACGCGGGTTAGAGTTCGAGGCTCATGCGGCTTCCCTCCACTCGACGCGCCGCTTGGCCTCGCCCATGATGCGCACCACGACTGCGCGCGCAGCATGGCCTTGATCGACGTAGCGCACGGCCAGCGCTTGGGCGTTTTCTGCCTCCCCATCGGATAGCTCTTCGATCTCGGTCAGATCGGCGCTATCGATCAGCAGCAGCGCTAGCCTGCCGGTTTCCGGCGGGGGCTGCATGGCGCGGTAAGACAGCGCGTGGATCAGTTCGTCGAGGGCCTCCGGCATCTGCTCGGGCTGATCGACTTTGAGCGCGGCGCCAATCTGGGAAAAGATCAGCTTGGCCGCGACAGCATCATTAAGCAGATCGTGGATCTGGGATTTGAGCGCGTCGATTTCGACCGGCGCTTCGGTCTCTTCCGCTTTGGCCATCGGTGTGCTCATGACATGAGCGGCGGCCTCTTCCGATTCGTCCACCGCTTCCCCCCCCGCCTGGTCCGGCGTCATGTACAACGTCACGCCGTTGAGTTTGCGGGCGAGGATGTCGCCGCGCCCGACATGGCCGGCCAGATAGCCCTGGATGTTTTTGGCCGGACAGTTCATCCCGGTTTCGCGCGCCTTTTCGGCCAGATCGGGCCCTGTGATCGGGCCATGCAGCAGGATCAGTCTGGCGAGTTGAGAGTTTTTCGGTTCGGCGGACAT